ATTTTTTTGAGGCGAGTTAAAGATGGCAACTATTGTTACGCGGTCCGGAAAAGGCTCGCCTCTTACCAACAATGAAGTTGATGCAAACTTCACGAATCTAAATACGGAGCTGGGGACGAAGGCTAATACCTCGTCGCTAGCTACCGTAGCAACTACTGGCGCGTATGCTGATCTTACCGGCAAACCCACTTTGGTGGACGCCTCCAATGTTGCTATTACTGGTGGATCAATCACCGGAACGACGATTGACAGCATCACCAACCATGTTGGCGCTGACCATATCCACTACAAAATAAAGGCCACACAAATTCTCGCTAAGGGCGATGTGGTTAAGGTGGTTGGATTTAACGCTGGCGAAAATGCCTTTGAAGTCGCCAAGGTGTCGGCTTCAACTGACATCGCTGTTGGTGTCGTATACAGCGCACTATCTAGTGGCGCACTGGGCTCAATCATCAATACCGGATTGCTGGAAGGCATCGACACTTCCGCTTTTGCAATCGGCACAACGCTATATCCAAACACGTCTGGTGGGTTCACCAGCACAAAGCCGACCTCTGGCCGTTATCAGGCGCTAGCGTTTGTCGTTCGTTCCAACGCGAACAACGGCACGATCCTGATTGAAGCCAGCGAACCGCAGGCAACAAGCCTAAGCCAGTTTACGAACGACAGCGGATACATCACCGGTATCACCAGCGGCAACGTCACCACGGCACTTGGTTACACGCCAGCTAACCGTGCGGGTGATACGTTTACAGGGCCAATTACGGTAAACAGCGGGGCCAACCAAGCTATCTTGGGAAGTGACGGTGCGATAGAGCTAACTCGCGGCGCTGGCGGCGCTTACATCGACTTCAAAGACAGCACGGCTGAAGATTTTGATGTGCGCCTACAGGCGTCGGGAAGCCAATTAAACATTTCAGCCGCTGGTGGTTTAACCCTTAACGGTGCGGGGGTTCTTACTGGCATTACGTCTGGTCAAGTGACTACTGCCCTTGGCTACACGCCTTACAACGCCACTAACCCTGCTGGCTACATCACTTCGGCTGGTTCAATCAGTGGCAACGCAGCTACTGCGACAAACATTTCTAACACTGGAACGGTAACGCTTGCCTCTGCCACAGAGAGCAACTCGATATACGCAACAGCTCCCTCGTATACCGCCGACCAACCAACTAAGCTGCTGAACTTTGATTGGTATGGCAACGTGTTCTCGCTTGGCAACATTCGCAGTGGCAGCACACCATCAAGCGGCTTCGGTGTTTATTATACCCCGTCTGGTGGTTCGCGTGCAGAATTCATGCGTATCGACACATCCGGCAGCGTCCTGATAAACCGCACTAGCGCATCTGGTATTGGAAAGCTGAATGTAGAGGGCGGAGTTGATGTAACTTCAGGAAACGTCACAGTCCAAGCTGGATATGGCATAGCATGGCGCGGCGACCAATCGCGCATCATGACACCAGATGACAACAGTTACGGTGCGTTAATCAGATGGGGTGCTACGGGTGGTTGCCGCCTTTTTGAAAGCACTACAGAGCGTCTGCGTATTGATGGCACTGGTAGCGTAACGGCGTTCGTCGATGTCCGCGCACCAATCTTCTATGACAGCAACAACACAAACCGCTACCTTGACCCTTCATCTACGAGTGTTTTAACGACGGTTGAAGCCTACGGTTCTGGCTTCCGTAGTCTTGTTAACGGTAGTGCCTCAATTTCCAGCCAACTGTATTTTGCTAACGCCGCAAACACACGCGCATGGAACTGGCAGCTTGATGAAAACGACGCCGCTGCCTTATGGAGCTATGGCGGTTCGTCGTGGGGCAAGCGCCTTGGTCTGACGCATAACAGCGAACTGTTCTTGCGCAATTCGTCTGGCAGCGACGTGTCACTGGCATACCCATCCACGTTTGGATATTCGTCCAGCTACAAGACGATGGTTTTGGGTAATCAGTCCCTGACTACGGTCTGCATCGGCGTTTCTCCAGCATCCAACCCAAGCGGCAGCTTTAACGGGGGTGGTCTTGGTCTTGAGGTGATGTTCCGTAACGGCGTCAACTTCATCACGCCAAACAGCGCGAACAACGGATACCACTTCCCACTTAGCTTGGCAGATGGATATACAGCTTCGTCAGGTTCTTTCCGCGCACCTATCTTCTACGACAGCAACGACACTGGCTATTACATCGACCCGAACACTTCCGGCACTTCAGCAGTGTTTGCTGGTGACATTCATATCAACGACACCACATGGGGCGCTGATAAGGCTTTGCGTTTCCGTGAAGGCGCAAGTGACACTTACGGCGGTTTCATAAAATACACCGCTGGTGACTCTCTTGAACTTGGTACTCGAAATAACTCAACCACAGACACACGCGCAATCTACATTAGCCGTGGCGCAAATTGGGCGGGTTCCGACGGATCTTTCCGCGCACCTATATTTTACGACAGTGAAAACACTGCTTATTACGTTGACCCCAACGGTGGATCTCGCACAGGCGGGATTACTGCAGATAGCCTGCAAAGCCTTGGAAATCTTACCGTCAATAGCGGACTTGTTTATCGCAGCGATTGGACAACGCGCTTCCAATCCGGCAGCGATTTTACAAGTGGCACTCTTGTCACTACCGACATTCCCGCGACGGGCTTTGCTGGTGAAAGCTTTGTCATTGAGATTACTGGCAAAAGTTACAGCGCCACTAACCTACCATTTAAGGTTGTGGCGCAGGGTTACCTCTATAACGACACCATCATCAACTACACGGGCATTTCATATGGTGGCGATTTTGCGACCTACATAAAGGTATTTGAAGAAGGCGGCGTTCTTAAATTCTGGTGGCCGCGCATAAGTTACTGGAACTCGTTCAACGTCAACGTAATGGCAATGGATGGCCCAACTAACAACACGATCACCCGCAATCGTGTGACTGCTATCGGCAATTCGACGGAACCCACAGGAACCAAGAAGCAGCAGATTAACCTGATAAAAACGCTGAAAACTGGCGATGCCGCTGGATCAATCAGCGGGTTTAACAATCCGACAACAGCGCCTACCGCCAACACGATTGTTTACCGTGATGGACTTGGTGATATTTCAGCGCGTGAAATTGTCCTTAGCTCTGGCCTTTCCGCTCAGACGCCGACGGTGTTGGTTTCAATGTATCCAAGCACAAACCAGTTGGTTCGCACCACCCCAGCGGCGGTTGCTGCGGCTATTCAAGGTGCTGCATCTGGTGCTTGGGGCATCAATGTTACTGGTAAGGCAAATGACCTTAACCAAGCAAGGTATGTAAATACTGACTTCAATACGCTTGGAACTTCACCCCAAGTATTTAGGGCGTATACAAACTACATTCCTTCTGGCGGCTCATACAACCAGCCGCCAAACGGCTCTGGTGACTACAAGGTTATTCAATGGGGCGATGTAGAAGGAGGCACATCAGGAAACTGGGGCGGCCAGATTGTCCAAAACTTCTACGATGACCGTATGTGGTTCCGTAGGAGCTATGCCACTACTTGGCAGGCGTGGCGTGAGTTTATTCACGACGGCAATTACACCAATTACGCAATGCCGTCTGGGGCATCGGCAACAAACAGCGTCGATGTTCGTGCGCCTATTTTCTACGACAGCAACAACACTAGCTATTACCTAAACCCCGCCGAAATATCTGTAATGTGGCGGATGGGAGCTAATTACTTTCAGAGCAATAACGACGTTTCTGTAGACACGCCTTTTGGTATTTACTTCAGCAGCAACCTTAACGCCGATTACGCCATCTACCGCGAGAGCGGTGCTTGGTCGCATCCATACCCTGACCTTCGCATAGCTTTCCATACTGGAATTAAAATTGGCGCAGCCGCTGGCTACAACGGCGTTCGCTTTTACGATAACAGCGATATGCTCACACAGGTCATGTCTGTCAATAACGGCAGCGATGCCCTCGGAACAGGCAATGTTTATGTAAATAACAGCTTGCAAGCTGGTAGCAGCCTTCGCGCACCTATTTTCTACGACAGCGACAACACTGCGTATTACGTTAAACCAACAGGCGCTACATCGCTCCGCACTGTAGGTGATTGGCGTGCAGACAGCAGCGCATGGACAGGCGAGTTCAACGGCAAAATCCAGTACCACGCTAATAACTGGTATTTCCAAGGTGCTAATACATGGGAGTTCCGCCGTTCAGATAGCGCGAACGCATTTTCGGTAAACCAAGCAGGGCTTGCTGAGGCTCGTCAAGACTTCCGCGCACCTGTCTTTTATGACAGCAACAACACGGGTTATTACATTGACCCACACGCCACGTCTAACCTAAACGTCTTAAATATCATCGGCGGCAACGTAGTAAAGGGCGATAGCGAACAAGGCCGTTCCACAAGTTCTGGCAACATGAACTCTCTGTCAGACCCGTCTGGTTTCTTTTTTGGGGTTGGGCCTACGGGCGCACCAAACGCTGAATGGTATAACTGGATAAACTGTATCGGCAACAGTTGGGGTGGAACTGACCGTTATGGCTTTCAAATTGCCCACCAATTCTGGAACGAAGACCAACTTTATGTAAGGCGAGTGCAAAGCGGTGGATGGAATACATGGAGGCGCATATTCACCGAAGGAAGCGTCGATGTAAGAGCGCCTATCTTCTATGACCGCGATAATACTGCATACTATCTTGACGCTTCATCGACTGGCACATCACTTAACGTAGCTGGTTCAATCGTCGCCGCTGGCAACGTCACGGCCTATTCCGACATTCGCATCAAGGCCAACGTAGAGACAATCCCAAGCGCACTGGACAAGCTCGACCTCATACGCGGTGTTACCTACACCCGCACCGATCTCGACGACAAAGAGCAGCGTTACGCTGGTGTCATCGCACAGGAAATAGAGGCTGTCCTGCCAGAGGCTGTGCGCGATCTTGGCAACATTAAGGCCGTCGATTACAACGCAACAATTGCGCTGTTAATTCAAGCGGTGAAAGAGTTGCGCGACGAAGTTGAGATGCTGAAGAAATAGCATGGCGCTTCCCACCGGAACCATATCCATGTCGCAGGTCAACACTGAGCTTGGCCGGTCAGCAACTGCTTCAATCAATCTCAATGAGGCGGCGGTGCGGAGTTTGGCAGGTGTAGCATCTGGCGCAATTTCGATGAACGACCTTCGTGGCAAGAGCAGTGCTTATTCAATATCTTATCTTGTAGTAGCTGGCGGTGGCGGCTCTGTTTATGGCGGCGGCGGCGGCGGTGGTTTCCGGACAGGAAGTTTAACGATCAATCGCGGAACTACCTATACCGCCACGGTTGGGGCTGGAGGTGTCTGGACAGGTACTGGAACTGCTACCAGCGGCGCAAACAGTCAATTTAGTACAATTGCATCTGTAGGCGGAGGTGCTGGAAGTGCTTACGAGAACGGTCTTAATGGCGGATCAGGTGGTGGTGGTGGTATATCAAACGGTGTTGGTGGTGCTGGCACAGCAGGGCAAGGTAACGCTGGCGGTAACGGTTATCAGTACTATGACTATGATTATAGCCAAGATATTTATAGCGGCGGGGGTGGCGGCGGAGCTGGTACTGCTGGGCAAAGCACTGACACCCAAGGTGGCTACGGTGGTGATGGACTTGCAGAAACGCTCACTGGTCTTGGCACCATGTATGCCGGTGGCGGCGGTGGATTTGGTACTCGCGGCAACGGCTCCGGCGGTTTAGGTGGCGGCGGTTCCAATGGCCTTGGTTGGGTCAACTACGGCGATGGTCCGGCAAACAGAGGCGGCGGCGGTAGTGTATTTAGCAACGGTGGTTCTGGGATAGTCATTATATCTGTGCCGACAGCATCCTACACAGGAATCACAACTGGCTCACCAGTAGTGACAACAAACGGCTCAAACACAATTATTAAATTTAACTCATCGGGGAGCTACACCGCGTGAGCCACTTTGCTAGAGTTATTGACGGCATCGTCACAGATGTTCTTGTCATCGAACAGGACGTTATTGACACGGGTCTGTTTGGGGAACCCCAACTTTGGGTGCAGACATCGTACAACACATTTGGCGGTCGACACCCAAACGGCACTCCACTGCGAAAGAACTTTGCCGCCATTGGCTATACCTATGACGCAGAACGCGATGCGTTTATTGCACCTCAGCCATTTCCGTCGTGGACACTTAATGAAGAAACCTGCCTTTGGGATGCGCCAACAGCAATGCCTAATGACGGTGAACTATACACATGGGACGAATCCACATTAGCTTGGATTAGCTTACGACCACAGACAGCGAACTAACTTGCTTTTTTCTCAATCATGAGCAATGAAGCATCACCTAGAAATTTATAGTAAGAGGAATTATCGTGGCTACAACTTACACATGGGCTCTCAAATCAATTAAGAAGGCCGACGCGCTTGACCTTGAAGGCGTTATTGTCCAGACAACTTGGACCTGCACAGGTACCGACGAAGATGGAAATGAAGGCGTATTCAACGGCGCAACACCATTTAATCCAGAAGAAGTGGATCAGGTAAACTTCACTGCATACGAAGATCTTACCGAAGCTCAGGTTCTTAGCTGGATTCAAAGCGTTGTTGTTGGCGCTTACAAAGAGCATGTCGACGGACAGATCGCAAAGCAGATTGCTGCCAAGAAGACTCCGGTTGAGGAAGTTAACGAGGGCGCATTCCCTTGGTCACCACCCGCCGAAGAACCAGCAGTTGCTGAAGAGCCAGTCGCATAATTAGTAACAGAGGAAACATATATGAGTGAAATGGAAAAGTTTAACGAAGAGAACAAGCAGGAAGGCATTGCCATAAATCTGACTGTTCAAGAAGTTAACATCGTTCTTGGGGCTCTTGCTGAGTTGCCACATCGCGTGTCGGACGGCCTTATCCGTAAGGTGTTCACGCAGGCCCAAGGGCAGCAAGCTCAGTAAGTAAATAACACGCCTCTCCATGTATGGAGGTGAGGAGGTAAGTAGATAGGCTGATAGATGGCTAGTATCAAACTGCAGACATTTGGTGGCGTGTTGCCCCAAGTTTCCCCGCGACTTTTGCCGGAAACAGCGGCAACCATCGCTGAGAATGCACGCTTTGATTCTGGCCGTCTCTCTGCTTGGCGTGCTCCTGTTGCTGGCGTTGATCACAACAACGCCTCTTTCGTTGTTCCAAACAACACTCGCACGATCTACAGACATCGTGACCGGCAGGGAAATCCCTACTGGCTTGTGTGGACCACAGACGTCCACGCTGTTCCATCGCCAATTGCTGAAGATCCATACGACCGTCTGTACTGGACGGGGCAGCAGTTCCCGCGCATGGCGATTGGTACGGAGATCACTGGATCTGTTGCGCCGACATATGAGCCTTCGGTAACTCGAAAGCTTGGTGTTCCAGCGCCTACGGATCAGCCCACCGTTTCCGTAACGACGGCGATAGCGGATACCACGATCACTGCGCTATCTCGCTCTTACGTTTATACGTGGGTGTCTGGCATCGGAGAAGAGTCAGCTCCTTCCCCTGCGTCTCCTATCCTCGATGTGAAGACCGGTGAGACTGTAACGATCACGATGACAGGAGCCGCCCCAGCCCACATCTACAACACAGTCTCCAAGCCAGCCGTTCGCCGCATCTACCGGACCAACATCAACGGTGAGTTCCAGTTCGTTAAGGATATGGCGTACAGCGCCACGTCAACGACTGACGCAATCCTAGACGAGGATCTGGGGGAAATCATTCCATCGACCAACTGGAATCCTCCGCCTGACGAGAACACTGGTAACCACCCTGACGGCCCTATGATTGGGCTGACGTCGATGCCAAACGGTATGCTCGCAGGTTTCTCTGGCCGGTCCGTATTCTTCTCTGAAGCATACCTTCCGCACGCATTCCCCAAAGCCTACTCGTTGACTACCAAGTCTCGAGTTGTTGGTCTTGCCAGCATCAGCATTGGCCTGATGGTTATGACGACCGGAAAGCCTGTCTTGATGACTGGATCCTCACCGTCTGCGATGACGGCTACGGAGATCGACAACAACCAAGCTTGCGTCTCTGGTAGGTCTATAGCCGACATGGGTGAGGTTGCCCTGTATGCCTCTCCTGACGGGCTTGTGGCGGCGGGAGAGAGTGGCGTTAGCCTAATCACCGAAGGCATCTTCACACGCGACCAGTGGCAGGCTCTGAACCCCTCGAGCATTCACGGCCACCACTACGAAGGTCGGTACATCTTCTTCTGGCAGAACGGAGGCCAGAGCGGCGGCTACGTCTTTGACGGTCGCGGTGAGTACCCACAGATCTCCACCCTCAATTACTACGCCAAGGCTGGCTATAACGATCCTACAGACGATGCTCTGTATCTGGTGATCGAAACGGCTGGCGTGAGCACTGTCCGCAAGTTTGATGCAGGTACGGCATCGCCGTATACATGGCGGTCCAAAGAGGTCCGGCTCGAGAAGCCTATCAATCCTTCATGCGCCATTGTTGACGCAGAGGCTTATCCAGTCACGTTTGATTTATACGCAGATGGCGTATTGAAGCACACGCAGTCTGTGACAAGCGGATCGATGTTCCGCCTTCCGTCTGGTTATCTTTCAAAGGAATTCCAGTTCCGCCTCACTGGTTCGAATGATGTGAACCAAGTGCTGATTGCGGAGTCGCCGGAGGAGTTCCAGTGAGCTTACCTAAGACACCTATTAAGGGTGATCCAGAGACTAGGCGCTTTCTCGAGGCTGTCCGCCAGAAGATTGAGAACGTAGAGAACAAAGCCGTCACCGTTGCTGACATGCGCGGTGCTGGCTTTTTTGATAAGAATGGTATTGATGTCGGTAGCTCCGCCACTGGTGAAGTACAGGCTCCGACTATTCCTACCAACCTCGAGGCTGATGGAGCATTCGAGAACATCGTTCTAACGTGGGATTACGTAGACTATGTAGGTCACAGTAACACCCGTATCTACCGCTCAACCACCAACGTATTTGCCAATGCCGAAGTGCTGGCAAACATGGAGGGCCGCTTCTTTGCAGACTTAGTAGGATCGAACAAGACCTACTATTACTGGGTCTCTAACGTAAACGACAATGGGATTGAGTCAGCCACCAGTCAGACGGCTGGCGTAATGGGCGCAACCCTGCCCAATACTCAGTACCTGCTCGACACTCTCACAAACTCTATAGGCAACTCTCAGCTTAACACGCAGCTTGGCACGCGAATCAACACGATTGAGTCGACGCAGACCACTATTCAAACGCAGATCGACGATCTTGAAACGGCGTTTGGTAACTCAAGTTCTTCCGCTGATAACCTCGCTGCAGCACAGGCAGCGGCAGAAGCTTCTATCGCGGCCAAGGTTGAATCTATCGGTGCAAAAGACATTGCCGTTCAGGCAAAAGTCGACGCCATCTCTGCAAAGGACGACGCTGTTGTTGCAAAGGATACTGCTCAGACTGCTGCTACTAACGCGAGTACATCCGCAGGCACGGCAGGCAGCGCAGCTACTACCGCAACCACATCCGCCTCACAAGCTGCAACCAGCGCAGCTAACGCAGCCACCTCAGCAACTGCATCAAACACAGCAAAGACCGCAGCAGAAAGTGCGAACACCGCTGCACAAACAGCGTCGAGTGCGGCAGCAACGTCAGCTACCAATGCATCAACCTTTGCCACCAACGCAGAAACCGCAGCCACCGCAGCGAACACATCGAAGGTAGCCGCAGAGTCCGCTAAGGCAGACGCACAGACATCTGCAACAGCAGCGTCTACCAGCGCCAGCACAGCCACCACTGCAGCTACAAATGCCTCCAGCGCAGCCACAGCGGCCAATACAGCTAAGGTGGGGGCAGAGGCAGCTAACGCTACCGCACAGACCGCAGCCAGTTCCTCAGCGACGAATGCGACCCTAGCCCAAGGATATGCCGACGACGCAGAAGCTGCAGCGTCAGTATCTACTTCAAATTCATTGACTGCCGTTGCTGCCAAGAATGCAGCGGAAACAGCTAGCGGGAATGCGGCTGCGTCTGCCACCGCTGCAGCTACTAGCGCGTCTTCGGCCACAGCTTCTGCAACCAGCGCCACCAACTCTGCATCGGCTGCAGAGTCCTCTAAGCTCACTGCGGAAACGGCTGCTGTAACTGCGACGACGTCCAAGGACGCTGCCGTAGCTGCTAAGGACGCTGCGGTAACTGCGAAGAATAGCGCTGAGGTAGCAAGCACTGCGGCTGTGTCGGCAAAGAACACCGCAGAGTCGGCTAGTGCGACTGCCGTAACATCAGCAACCACCGCCACAAATAGTGCAACATCGGCAGGCAACTCTGCCAGCGCAGCGGCGGGATCTGCGACCACAGCAACAACAAAGGCAACTGAGGCAAGTAACTCAGCCTCTTCGGCTAACGTATCGCGTGTGGCGGCGGAAAGTGCTCGAGATGCTTCGAACACATCTGCAACTGCAGCGGCAACATCGGCATCACAAGCAGCAACGCATGCAGATGAGGCAGGAGACAGTGCATCTGCTTCTGCTAGCTCTGCGGTTGTAGCTACTTCGGCAAAGACCGACGCGCAGACGGCTGCAACAAACGCAGCCAACTCCGCGACTACCGCTCAGACCTCTGCTAATGCGGCATCGACCTCAGCGTCTACTGCTTCGACCAAAGCGACAGAAGCTTCTCAGTCAGCATCTGCAGCGAGTGGATCTGCCTCGAGCGCTTCGACTAGCGCATCTGGTGCTCTTGCGTCCAGAAACCAAGCGGCTCAGTCGGCGACGGATGCGGCTGGCTTTGCGACAGCTTCAGCTCAAGACTACTCCGTCATCAACGCACGCCTAAACAACTTTGGCGGAAGTGGGATATCGGTAGAGCAGAACGCCACTGCAACGGCTAGCACAGTCAACGGCTTGTCTGCTCAGTACACCATCAAGATTGATAATAACGGTTATGTGTCTGGTTTCGGCTTGGCATCTACCGCAATCAATGGGACACCGGTTTCCGACTTTATCGTGAGGGCGGACAGGTTTGCGATCTCAAGTCCATCAGGTCCAAGCGTAGCGCCAAAGACACCATTCATCGTCACAACAACGGCATCGGTAATAAACGGCGTCAATGTTCCGGCTGGTGTCTATATAGATTCAGCAACGATCCAAAACGGATCTATCGTCAACGCCAAGATCGGCGACGCCACCATCGAATCCGCAAAGATTGTTAGCCTCAACGCGGATAAGATCGTAGCAAACAGCCTGTCCGCCATCACCGCAAACATTGGCCTTCTGCGCACAGCGGCGTCTGGAGCAAGGCTCGAGATCGAAAGCAATCAGATCAGGGTCTATGACGCAAGCGGCACTATGCGTGTGCGTATGGGTGTCTGGTAATGCCGCAGGGGCTGCAGGTCTGGGACGACCAAGGTCGTGTCCTTGTTGATCTTGGCGACTGGCTTGGACGCTTGGCTGGCTCCACCCCAGTTACCCTAAATACCGCTGGCTCCATAACTAATGTCTTGCTGCAAAGCGGTACACCGTTTTTTGTGTGGGTGCCGTCGACAGAAGAGGCGGTTACCGGCGCGACCACGATGCCATCTGTGACATTTAGTGGATCGACCATGAGCTGGTCGTCGGTTCCTGTGTCCGGAACTCTTATTTACGGAGTGCGCTGATGCCAGCAGGCATGACGATCTATAACGATTCCGGCGCAATCCAAATTGACGGCGAAGGAATTCACTACAACTGCACCGGTTCCGGATCTGTAACAACCGTATCAAACCTTGTCGCTGGAGCAATCTACGGTAGCACCGTAGTGGCATCGTTTACCGTTGACGCCTACTCTCTCTATGCATTCCGCTGCGACACAGCAGGTGTACATATCCGCCGACAATGGCTAAATGGAACCACACGCAACTACCGCCTGTGGGTACTTGGCCCTATTGGTACGGTTGTTAACTGGTATCGGTTCGAGCCTGCCGTTCAAGGTCAAAGCAACGGCGCTGGCTTCGACATCTACACACCAAGCGGGTCAATCGCCTTTAGCCTCAGCACCAAGCCAATGGCAATCAGAGAGCTGATCAACGTGACCCGTGGATATGGCGGCGGAACGATTAGCCTTAGCGCGAGCAGAAATTACGCCGTCATCCCATCTGCGCAACTTGGCTGGGAAGATGCCTCTATATTTCTGGGCGTAAACAACCGTGGCGAAGCTCTGTACACAATTCCCACATCCTCAGTATACGTAAAGAACAACACTGGATCGGTGACGTTGACGGTTGACCAACGGTCGCTCGCGTCTCGAGATAACAACGCCGCCGTCGACAATAACGGCCAAGCCCTAGTCGTGGATGTGACGTACTTATGATGAACAGCATAGATGTCCGCGAATGCAGGGAATTTATTCTCACAGCGCTGCTCGAGGTGGCGGAAAAGACGGATGCTGAGTGGACGCCGGACGATATTTATAACGCGCTCTTGGCAGGAAAAGCATTTTTGTTTATGCATCCTTTTGATAGTGAGAGTTTTGTTGTATTGAGCCAATACAAACATCCGTATCTGGACCGCACCGTACTTGTCGTTGACGTTGCGTACAGTAAAACGGGTAACGCGATAGACCTGCACCAGCATGAGCTAGAAGAGCTAGCAAAAGCTGCGGAATCAGGCTATATCGAATTCTCTTCCCCGCGTGCGGGATTCAAGAGAGTAGCCGAAAAACATGGTTACCAGAATGTCTGCACGACGTATAGGAAGAAACTGTAATGGGTAAGGGTGCTAAGAAACTAGACGAAACCGAACAAGAGAGAGCTCTTGCTGAAATCGCTGCACAGCGGTTCAATCGGTATAAGGAAGTCTTTGCTCCGCTCGAGGACCAGTACATTCAACAGGTCTTCGATGTTCGCGATCAGTCTAACTATGAGAACGCTGGCGGCATTGCTGCTGCGCAGTTCCAGAGAGAGTTCCAGACTGGTCAAGACAAGCTCTCTGATCAGATGTTCCAACAGGGCGTCGATCCATCCTCTGGTGCATTCCAAGAAAACAGTGCAGCTCTGCGTCGTGCTCAAGCAGTTGGGCAGGGTATTGGCGTATCTGGCGCAAAGGTCGCCAACACAGATCGCTTCTATCAAGGCCTGCGTGGCGTGATGGCAATTGGTCAGGGTCAGGCTTCGGATGCAATTGAAGGCATGGCTGGTATTGCTCGTCAGTCACAAGAAACCGCTAATGCCGCAGCAGCAAGAGCTTTCGACAAGAGCAGTGCAATCCGCTCTGGTGTGTCGGCTGGTCTTGGTTACGCGGCCACGCCATTTGTCGACAGCAAGCTGAAAAAACCACAAACGCCGCAGCCGACATTCAGCGGCGTCACAAATTCAACAGGCGGATAACAGATGAGCTTTTTTGACAACCTCGCATTCGTGTTGGGCGGTGACGCCGACATTACGCCAGAGTTTAGAAACGCATTCACCGAATACGACACTATGTCAAAGTCGGTAGCTCCTATGGGCGCAACACCACAGTCGGCTTTTGATGCTCCAACCATCATGGACACTGTACCTTCGGGTCAGCCAATCGTGCCGCAGAACTTTCGTGGCGGACTTTTTGGCGGCGGTGACTATTTCCCTACGTCTAACTTTACCGAAGCTGATCCGAACACAATCACTACCGGTGCTGGCGGTGGCTTGTATGGCGGAAACGTAAGCTACAACCCAACAGATAGCGCATACGGGAACATAAACCCATCCAACTATTTAATGGATAAAAAAGAGGGTGCTTCAAACCTAAGTGCTGCCGTTACGCGAGCTCAGTATCAGGATTACTTGAACCGATTCGCTCCCGTAGAAAACTTTCTCGTTGGTCAAGTCGACGGTCGTAATACCAAGGATCTTGGATTCGACGTCGCTCGAGCAAACCAGTCCGTCATGAATGCAGGCACCAACATGCAGGGCCAGCAGGAGCGAGCAATGGGCCGCTTTGGTCTTCAGTACAACGGGCCGTCAATCGGAAGCTCGAACGATATTACTGGCGGTCGAGTAGCCGCAATGAACCAAGCCCGTATGGCAGATGAAGAGCGTGCTCTTTCACTTATGTCCGGATCAGGGCAACCTGCAGGAGGAGGTCAATAATGGCTGGTCTTATTGGCGTAGGCCGTAACACTCTTGGGCAGGCGTCTGTTGGTTTTCAGCAGAGCGCAGGCCTCGAAGCAAACCGTAATGCTGCACAGCAACAGCTTGATGCGGCTCGTTCTGCACAGCGCTCAAGCATGGTTGCTACAGGTGCCGGTCTTGGTGGTTCCATTGGTGTGAACAACTACATGGCGGCGCAAGCTGCAGCAAAGGCAGGTACTACGGCAGCAACCGTCGCCGCCCCTGCTGCTGCCGCTGCACCGGCTGCTGTAACAACAGCGATACCAGCAGCATTACCATCTGGAGCGCTCGTCTCTACAGGCGGAGCAGTTGGCACAAGCACTGCGTTGGGAGCCGGAGCGGGAACAACGGCAGGGATGACGACACTGGGTGCGGCAGGAACAACGGCGGCGGGTACTACGGCTGCAACTACCGCAGCGGCAGGCGGAGCGGCGGCAGGTGGAACAGCAGCGACCGGCGCTATGGCTACTATCGGCGCAATCGCAACGCCTCTACTAATTGGTGCAGGCGCTGCACTTCTTCTCGACTCCATGTTCGATATCTTTTAAGGCTTTTAGTTATGGCAGCAGATCCAGCACAGTCATTCTCTAACGCCCTTGGTCAAGGCCTTGGGATCATGAAGTCCTATCGCGATGAAGCGCGTCTGGATGAGGAGACTACATTCAACCGCAAGCTAGCTTTAAGTGCAGAGGAGCGTGCTAAAGGCGCTGAGATGCGTGCTGTCCAAAATCAAGAAATTCTTCTTGAAGAAAACAAATACCAAATTGGTCGCCGCCCATTTAAGGAGAAGGTTGAGCAGACTCAGCTTACTGGCTTCGAACTCAACAACGAAGGCCAGAAGCAGCAGAACGAATGGTATCCAAAGATACAGGCGGAAAACATTCGGTCGAGCAAGGACACTTCTGCTAGGGGATGGGCGCAGGTTGGTTTAGATCGTGAGCGCATAAACCTTGCTCGCCAGCAGGCTAGGGCTGAACAAGAAGATCGCGATAGCCGTAATGCTTTTCGCATGCTGGTGAGTGCTGTACAGACCAGTGACTTCAACGCCATTGCCAACAATCCAAAGACAGGATCTGCAGTGCTTCGCATGGCTGGAGCTGCCGCTGGAGCTCCTGCGCTTCTTGCTGCAATGCAAGATCCGACTGGTTCATGGTTGAGAGATCCAAAGCAGAAGCGTGCCGTACTTAACGTAGCCGCCATCGATCTTGGGAAAACTGCAGACGGCCTTGGATTTCGTCGCGGGTCAGTGTCTATCGCGGACATTCGCCCGTCAAAGACCAAGGGCAAGCTGGAAATGGACTTTGTCGGGGTTAATCCAAAGACTGGCAAGCTTGAAAGGCGTGTCGGCAACATGGATGCAGCACGTCTGTTTGATAAGACCGCAGTCTTTGCCAACACAATGAACAAGATCACGAATGATCCGCAAGCACGTTCATCTTTGGTCAGCGCGTTTCGTTCCTCAGAACCAGACATATATAAAGATATGGTGAGCTTTGAAATTAGCCGCCGTGAGTCAGCTATCAAAGGTCTTAAAGACCGCACAATTAAAGTAGCAAACCCGCAGGCTTACATGGCTGAGTTGCAGAGGGAAGTAACGCTTCTGCAAAACAACGACAGCAACACGATTGGCAGCATCATATTCCCGCGCATGCAAAAAGTTGGTCGTGAGTTTGTTCAATCGAACACCACACGCGCATACGACAACGTGGAATCAAGGGCATCTAGTACAGTGCGTGGTAATCCAGACGCTATTGTTAAAGGCATTAATGGCGTACTCGATAGAGCGGCTAGAGACCCAAAATACTACGCATCCATATTGAAGGGTGCTGGCATCTCTTCATCTGGCGGATACGATCCAAACAAGGTACTGCAGGCGATTGGCAGGTAGTACTGCTCTCATTCTTTTTGGCTTTGGGATATTAAATGGCTGGTAATAATAATATGTCCGCGATGGATCGTCTTCTATCGGAAGTTCGGTCTGGACAAGCAAAGCCTGCATCACAGAGCAGCGCACGCACGCAAATTGAAGCATCTCCCAGATCCTCAAGCCAGTCAGCAAGTGACTCAACTATCAGTTCTCTTCAGCGCCGTTTGGCGGAAGCGGATAAAAGAATAGCTGATGACAACAGGTCTCGCAAAAAAAGCGGCGTATACAACGCTGTGTCGGCAGTCGGTGATTACTTGCCTATTCTTGAAAGCCGCCGTGAGCAGCTAAAGGCTGATCGCGACAGCATTGCTGCCGACATCGAGGACATCAGGCGCTCTAGGCAGGAGATAAACAAAAGCGGCGGCTATGGGAAAGGCGGAATTGGAGCTGCCTTCCAACGTGGCGTAGGACAGGCTCAGTCTACTCAGAACGCACTTGAGGCATTGATCGGCGATGTCGAGCAGGAAGACTTAGAAGGCATCGTTGCTGGTCGAACTCGTGTACAGAACAATGCCAGAAACAAGAGTGAGCAGGATGCATACGAGCGCTTCCAAGCGGCAGACGGCTTCCTTGCGTCGGCTCGCGAGATATTTACAAACCCACGTCTTCTCGCAAACGTAGCCATAGAAAGCATTCCATCCTCGATGTACTCGATGGTGGGTGGCGTAGTTGGTGGCGTTGGCGGCGCAGTTGCAGGAACCGCTGTCGGTGGTCCTGCAGGTACGGTGATTGGCGGTCGTGTCGGCGGCGCTGCTGGATCCGGTATCGGTAGCTTTGCCACAGAATATGGCAGCGCAATGCTCGAGACATTCGAGCGCAACGGCATTGATCTTGATGATCCAGAGGCTCTCAAAGCAGCTATCGATGATCCGAAGCTCATGGAAGAAGCCAAAGAACGCGGCCTGCGGCGTGGTATTGCCGTCGCTGCATTCGACGCACTCTCTGTTGGCTTGGCCGGTAAGCTTGGCGGCGGTCAGATTGCGCGTCGCGTCGGTGGTGATATCGCAGAAGCGGGTGCTGGCAGGCGTGCAGGCTCAGTACTCGCAGGTGGTGCCGCTGAAACCGTAAGCCAAGGCGCTCTTGGCGCAGGTGGCGAAGCATCTGCTCAGTTACTTGCTGATGGGCGCATTACTAGCCCACAAGACATTGTTGCGGAATTTGCTGGAGAACTTCCGACTGGCGCTGTCGAAGCGACGGTGGGTACAGGTGCGGAGTACCTTCGCAAAGACACTGCCAACCAACCCAATGCAATGGAAGACGAAGAGCTTGCCGCAGCACTGGCTGCTCGAGGCGAGGCTAACCCTGTTCGCGAGGGTGGCGGTCTACTTGAAGACCAGAATGCTGTAGCGCTTCGCGGCCTTGGCAACATCTCCGCTGGCGGTATGAACTACACGCCAGATCAGATCCTTGATATTGCTCGCAATAACGAGTCGAACCCGCGCATCGCCGACATCATGTCGCAGCCGGTGAGCGACGTGACTAAGGTCGAGCAAGTAGCTCGCATCCTCAATCAAGAAGAAGCAGCTCGAGTAGAGCCTGAAGCTATTCGCCGGATCTCGGGAATGTTTGGCGGCTCAACCTCTGTCAGCAATTCCCGCCAGATGATTGGCGACGAGCTGGCAAAGATTAACCCAGCCATCATTGCCGAAAGCCCAGCGCTTTCTGCAGTAGCAAGGACATTAGAGACAGCAGACTCTGGCAAGCAGTTCGTCAATGGACTGCGCAACGTGGTCAGCAATTACCAGCCGACCGCACAGACCGGCACTCTATTCGCACGTCCAGAGCGCGGCGGTGAAGGCAGCGTCATCATGTCGCAAGAGGACGTGACCAACGAAGCTCAGCGTGAACGTGAGGCTCAGCAAGCATTCCGCTTAGCGGATGTGCGTCAACGCCGTTTTGACACAGCCACAGGCGAGCTCACACAGCGCGAAGATCTGCGTGCTGGTGCTCCAGAGCCACAGGCCCAGTTTTTCCTCAATCCTGAAGCTTACGGCGAAGATCTTGGTGGCATTGCTGCAACCATTGTCGGCGCAGAAGGCGGCAAGGTTCGTATTCAGTACGAGTCACCCACAGAGGTGGATGGCAACGGCACCCCCGTAATCATCTCAGAGGACGTTGAACCGTCTGCTATGTTTGATCGTGTCGTTCGCGGCACAGCACGTATGACGCAGGAGCTCGCTGGCGACGTGCGTAAGCCACGCAAGGGAACTGGTACCAACCTGAACCCACGCCGGTCAGTGGATCGCACCAGCACGCGAGCTTTGGTACCGACTGAGAGCGGCCTGCCTGCAACGATCTCGCCCACCCGCATGACGGGCTTCGAAGCCAACACCGACCAGATGCCGGTGGAGCAGCAAGTACAGAATGCACAGGTTAATCCACAGCAAGAGCGTCCTGTAAACCTCGAGGGCAACGTAGAGGGTCCAAACGAGATCAGCGGCGCACCCGCGCAGATCCAAGCGCCTACCCAGAATGCTTTGCCAGCTCCAGCTCAGGAAGAGGCACCAGCTCCGGCTCAGGAAGAGGCGGAGGCTGAAGCTCCGACGCAAGATGTCGGTCGCAAGGTTGAAAAGCACGTCGAGAATATCGAGGACAAGATCCTTAACGACGACCGCAATGGTGTCGTTCGCTACGCCGACAAGGTTCACAAGGAAGGTCTCATCGACGACGCAGACCTTGCTGAGATTAAGCGCATGTCCAAAGACAAGGACATGGGGGCTGAGGATATTGGGCCAGAGCTTATCAGCCAGCTCAATACTAAGCGGGATGGTGGTGGCACTAGCTACTCAGGCCGTCGTGACGTTGTTCGCCCCAAGGCAAAGAAAGCCAGTGATGTTGTCCGCGATACGCCGCTGACGAATGATGCTAAGGCAGCTCCTGAAGCTGAAGCAAAACCTGAGATCGATTACGAGGCAGTCATCCAAGACCGTCTCGATAAACTGGCTGCTCGTGGCGGTCAGGGCAAAATCGTTTCCCGTCGCCTACGCTCTCTGCTGAAGAAGAACGACTACAACCCAACACAGCTCTACTATGCGTTCCAGATGGGCGAGGTCGTGTCTCGTGTATTGCCTAGCAATTCAAAGGTTGACGTTCTCTTTGTTCCATCAATCACAGCAACTGATGCCGGTGCGGCAGCAGCCAGCGGTATTGATCTGGGTGCAGAAGCCAGCGGAGCCTATCGCGCCTACAGCTTAAGTCAGAACGGTTTTCGTGGTCTGATCACACTGTCTCTTAGCGAGAACCTCACGAATGTTGCTCGAGAGAATGCGGCACATGAGGCATTCCACGTCATTCAAGACTTCCTTCGCGTCGACGCTCCATATCTCTACGACATCATAAATGCATCGTTCTACGATGGCATGCGGATCAATGATCTGGACGCCAGTATTCTGCGTAAGCTGAAGACGTTGAAGACGGACCGCGAGGGCAGCGTATACGACAGCCTTATAGAAGACTTTGGTGACACCCCGCTTGGTGGCTTTGAGGCTCAGGCCGTAGCGTTTGGCGCTTTGGTAGATGCTAAGGATCGCGGCGTTGACATGAAGGGACTGAAGGCTAGCTTCATTCGCTATGTCGACTTCCTAAGCGATATGCTTCGTGGCTTCCGTAATATCTTCCGCGTAAATCGCGTTGATTCTGTTGCTGAGATCTTTGAAGGCTTTCGTACCGGCGAGATATCTCAAGGATTTACTGAGCCTGCGCCGTTTGCAGAATCTGATTACGGCGTGCAGTACTCTGGTCGCGTACCCAAGAACCCAGCGGTTACGTCATCTCTCGAGCACAACTTCAACATCCTGCAGAACAAGTCCTTCCGCAAAGGTCGTGATCTGAAGATGTTTATGCAGGAACGTGTCAAGTCATCCTTGGAAGAGTCGGGCATCAACGCTGAAAACTACGATGCAGAGGACACGTTCAAGTACCTCACCAAGATGGCGGTGAAGGATGCTGAATACGCCCTTCAAGAGAACGCTAATGCTATCGGCTGGTACGACGAAAAGGTTTCGAAGGCACTTGCCGTTCTCAGCCTCGTGCATCCAGAGATCGCGACGGATAGGCAGTCTAAGTTTGCCTTCATCTGGGCTCTTGCTGTTTCCTCGAACGGCTTGAAGGTCAATCCGAACTTTGAGATCGCTGAGAAGGCTTACCGTATCTACAAAGAAACGGGGCAGATGCCGACCGATATTGGTATCGGTACAGCCGCTGATGCGATTGACGGCCACATGAAGCTGTTCAACGTGATGATGGAGAAGCTTGGGTTTGATGAGCTCGAGCGCCTCATGACAACGAAGGCGACGGTTAAGGAAATCGAGAGCGAGACCGGCATTCCTGTGAGCGGCGAAGGCAAGGCGGAAGTCGTGTTTGGCGCTGCCATACTGGGACCAAAGATTGGGAACGGCTTCTTTGCAAATCTGTACGGACACTTTGACCAGCTAACAATGGACCGCTGGTTGATGCGGACATGGGGTCGCTGGACCGGCACGCTTGTCTCTGTCAAAGAGCAGAACGTCGAGAAGGGCAGGGACATCCTGTCGCGTCTCGTTGCTGCGCTCAGTGATGAGCAGCGCTCAGAGCTTGGCAAGATCATTGGTGTTGACGTCGCTGAAGCAGATGCCGACACGATTGCTCTGGCTGTACAGAAGTCATCGATAAAGCCAGCGAACCGCACCAAGATCAGCGACATTGGTCGTGGCAATACATCCGGCCTCGAGGACATCGTCGGCAAACAGAAGGGCCGCTTCGAGCAGGTTGGCCTTGGCGACGAGATCCGCAAGAAAGGCAACGGACTTGCCGGTTATCTTGACGGTCAGAAGGAAGCGCCTGCTGGAGCGAGCGAGCGGAAGTACATCCGCAGCGTATTCCAGAGCACGCTTGCCACTCTTAAAAAGAAGTATCCAAAGCTGACGACGGCTGACCTTCAGGCACTATTGTGGTACCCTGAAAAAAGGCTATATGAGGCTGCAAAAACCGACGAAGTCAATGAAGGCTACGACGACGACAACGCGCCGGATTATGCAAACGCAGCAATCCTTGTCGCGAAGAACGCAGGAGTAAGTGATGAACAAATCAGACAAGCCAACGACGCAGTCGACGCAAGACTACGTTCCAATGTCAGCTCAGCAGGAGCAGGACGAGGCGGTGCTGGCGTTTCTGAACAGTACTCCGGACGCACAGAACGTGCCGACCAAGACCTCGCAACCAAGCTTCGCAGCCGGTTCGAAGGGACTCCTCGAGTTGAAGAAGGATCTCCAGCAGAAGGGAATGTCGGACGCCGAAGCGGAGGAGTACTTGCGAACTCTGTAACCGGTCGCGTACCTGTTGCAGCTACTTACTCGCACTCGACTCCCGTCAAAGATCTGTTCAACGAGAACGGATTTGACACTCCAGACTTCCATGAGCTGACTCGCGGCAAGGCCGCAGGCAAGCTATACACCCGTTTGATCAACGACTCGAAGCAGGACAATCGCTTCGGGGCTTCGGTGTATGTCTATCCGGAAAACGAATATCAGGACATGCGCCTGTTCGTTACCAAGGATGGCATGTCTGGCTTTGCGCTAAAGGGCGACGATATCGTAAGCGCCTTCAAGTCGCCGAAGAGCGCTGATCGCGGCGTGGCATTCTCCATGATCCGCATGGCTGTTGCCCTTGGCGGTCGCAAACTAGACGCCTTCGACACAGTACTGCCATCGATCTACTCCGTCAGCGGATTTAAGGCCGTCGCTCGCATGCGCTGGAATGACGAGTTCAAGCCTGATGACTGGAACAAAGACACGTTCAAGGCATTCAATGGCGGTGAGCCTGACGTTGTCTTTATGGCCTACGATCAGAATCGCGAGGGCTTGTATAGCCCAGACGAGGGTGAGTACACCGACAGCTACGACCAAGCCGTGGCTGCGCAGGGTGGCGATGTTCAGTACTCTGGCCGTCGCGGTAGTGGAAATGCGCAGGCTGGGCCACAGGCTCTGCGTCCTGCTTACTCGTTCCGCAGCGACAACTACAACTTTGGCGGCGAAGCTCCAGACAAGCTTGATGAGGTTATCTATAACCTTCAGGACAAGCTGATCGACGTTAAACGGATTCAGAAGAACATTAAGGATGCTGGCGGCAGGATCAGTGAAACGACCGACGTCTATCGTGCCGAAGAGCTGTTTCATGGTCGCGCTGCAAAGCGTGCCAAGGACTTCGTCCAGCGTGAGCTGAACCCACTGCTCGAGGAAATGAAGACTAAGGGCGTCCCTCTCGAGACGCTCGACAAGTTCCTGCATGCACGTCACGCCAAAGAGCGGAACGCGCAGATCCGTAAGATCAATCCGGACATGCAGGACAATGGCTCAGGCATGTCTGATGCAGCGGCTGATAGCTATCTCGCAGGTTTGCCAAACGCTCGTCGTAAGCAGCTCGAGAAGCTGGCTGATCGTGTTGACGCCATCACGAAGAGCACGCAAGACATGATGGTTAAGTATGGCCTCGAGACCCAAGAGACCATCGACAACTGGAATAAGACGTACAAGAACTACGTCCCTCTGCAGCGTGAAGGCTTCGAGGATGGCGGTGCAGGATCAAGTGGTCAGGGCATGTCGGTTCGTGGATCTTCTTCCCGTCGCGCACTTGGCTCAGAGCTTGGCGTCGTCGACATCCTTGCCAACATTGCAATGCAGCGTGAGCGGGTAATCAGTCGCGGCGAACGCAATCGCGTTGGCAATGCGCTGACCGCACTCGCCCTGCAAAATCCGAATGACTCGTTCTGGTTCGTCATCGATCCTAAGAGCGCTGACGCAGCTAAAGCTAAGCAGAAGCTGATCGACTTCGGCATGGACCCCGCTGACGCAGAGAACGTCATGGGAGCTCCAATGACCAGCTACATGGACACCAACAGCGGTCGTCTTGTGAAGCGTCCGAACAGCCTGTTCATGAGCTCGCCGTTTGTCATGGCTACCCGCATCAATGGCGAAGACAAGTTCATCGCCTTCAACAGCCGCAACCCACGCTCGCAGCGTATGGTGACGGCGCTGAAGAACATCGATGCATTCCAGATGGGTGCCTTCGTCAGCGGCATTGCTAAGGTCACTCGCTACTTCGCGTCGATCAACACGCAGTACAACCCTGCCTTCGGTCTCTACAACTTACTGCGAGACCTTGGTGGCGCATCGATCAACCTCTCCTCGACAGCTATCGCTGGTAAGCAGCGGCAGGTGATCGGCAATGCACTGCCTGCGGCGTTGGGCATGTATCGAGATCTACGGTCGGAACGCAGCGGTAAGACAGCCACCACAAATTGGGCAGCGCTTGCTGATGAGTTCGAGCTCGAGGGTGGCAAGACCGGTTTCCGCGACCTGTTCACCACCTCACAGGATCGTGCAGACGCAATCGAGATCGAGCTGACTGGCGGTAGCAAGCTTCGCCAAGTGGCGACCAAGGTCGGTGGTCCGGTCTTTGACTGGCTGTCAGACTTCAACGAGGCAATCGAGAACGGCGTCCGCCTGTCTGCTTATAAGACAGCTAAGGAAGCTGGCCTGTCCAAGGCTGAGGCGGCAAGCATTGCCAAGAACCTCACCGTCAACTTCAACCGCAAGGGTGTGGTTGGATCTCAGGCGGGTGCCTTCTATGCCTTCTTCAACGCCAGTGTTCAGGGTACCGCACGTCTAGCCGAAACCCTGAAGGGACCGGCTGGCAAGAAGATCATTGCCGGTGGTCTGCTCCTTGGCGTTGCTCAGGCGGTGGCTCTGGCCGCAGCCGGTATCGACGACGAGATCCCAGACTGGTTGAAGGACAAGAACCTCGTGATCCCGCTTGGGGGCAAGAAGTACTTCGCCATTCCTATGCCATTGGGCCTGCACGTCATCCCGTCTTTTGGACGCCGGTCGGTGGAATTCTTCATGTCTGGTGGTGAAAAGGCTCCGGAACAGATCATTGGCTTGATGGGAATGATGGCGGACTCCTTCAACCCAATCGGTAACGCTGGCCTGTCACTTCAGACCGTCACTCCAACGGTGCTGGATCCTCTGGCAGCTCTAGCTGAAAACAAGGACTTCGCCGGTCGTGATATCGCACGCAAGGACTTCAACAGTCTTGACCCTACGGCAGGGTACGAGCGGAACAAGGAAGGTGTCAGCGCTGTTGGCGACTATGTTGCTCGAGCCATAGATTATGTAACGGGTGGCAACGGGTATACCGCTGGAACACTCAGCCCGACCGGCGACCAAATCGACTACCTGATCGGACAGGCAACTGGCGGCGTCGGTCGACTAGCCCTCAACACTATGGCTACAGCGCAAGCTGCGGTCACTGGTGAAGACCTGCCCAACTACAAGATCCCAGTGGTGGGTCGGATGATCGGTGACGCCAACGAGGCCTCAGCTATCTCTGGCCGGTTCTATGACGGCATCAAGGAAATGAACGGCCACAAGAAGACGGTCGAAGGCATGGAGGAGGACGGCAAGGACACGACCTCGTACTTCGAAGATTACCCAGAGGCTGAGTTCTTTGATGCGGCGCAGGAATACGAGAGCGACATCAGCAAGCTGCGCAAGGAGAAGAAGCAGCTCAAAGAAGATGGTGCGTCGCAGCAAGAGATCGACTACGTCACTGAGGAAATGCAGATGCTTATGGTCGAGTTCAATCAGCAGATAGCCGACTACAAGAAGCGCTAATAAAAAAGCCCCCGAACCACATTAGGAGCGGGGGCTTTTTATTCTGGAAAAGTGACTGTGATACACTGACTTCCGAAGCGCATCACAGTCCCGTAAGGTTTATCGCGTAAGTACTGGAGCGGCAAGGGGTTTCCTCGTTGTGGGTGCCTCCAACCTTGCCAAGGTCGAGGTCACGAGTTCGAGCCTCGTTACCCGCTCCAATCAATAACTTACGTGGTTTTCTTCACGGAAGTTATGGAATACGGGGGTTGTTTATCCACAGATATTCAGCCCCCATTTTCTTACAGCGATCCGACGTTGTCCGCCACTTTGCGCAAGTGCTTTGTCGACAAGTGCGCATAGCGTTGGACCATCCTGTCATCCGACCAACCACCCATCTCCCGAACGGCTGCGGTGTGAGTACCCTTCTGGATGTGCCACGAGGCCCACGTATGCCGCAGGTCGTGCCATCTGAAGTTCTCTATCCCAGCCCTCTTCAGAGCCTTCCTGAACGCCTTCGTATTGCTGCGCTGCACTGGCCTGCCGCCATATGCAAACACCCACTCAGCGTTCTTGTCCTTGGCCCTGAACCGTTTCCAGAGAACGTCGTAGGCGGTGTCGTTCAAAGGGATGGAGAGCGGCTTCCCGTTCTTCATCTTCTCGCCGACAATCGTCACCATCCTGTTCTGAAGGTCTACCTCTTCCCAGCGGAGCTCTCGGACGTTGGCGTCCCGAAGTCCAGTGGTGAGGGCGAAGATGACCTTGTCCTTCAGATGTGACGGCAGCTCTCTGATCAGGCGACGGGCTTCATCCTTGTCGATGTACCGAACCCTCGAGGTCTCTTCCATCCTCTTGATCTTGGGTACGGTGTCGATCCATTCCCACTCGTCCCTCGCCATGTTAAGCACTGACCGCAGAACGGTCAGGTAACGGTTGACGGTAGACACAGCGCGGGTCTTCAGCATGTCATCGCGAAGATCCGCCAACACCCCCTTTGTGATACGGCCAAGAGGCAGGCCACCCAAGTAATGCGAGAGCACCTCTATATAGTGCTGCTCTTGCTTAATGTGCTTGGTGGTCCGTCCATTCAGCCACCGCTTTGCGGCTTCGTCCCAAGTCTTACCTTCCATAAACCCTCCAATCGGTGAACGGTTGGAGGCACCCACAGTCGTCATCATACAATCCATTTCGACCACAACCTTCCTATTTAACTTATTCTGTCCGCTTGATAGCGTTATCCCGTACCAATCTGTAGGAGCGGGGGGCGTCAAACCCAAGCCTGACCGCTGGCTTTCGCCACTCGCGGTCTTCAGCTTTCCATTTAATAAAGCCAACGAGCGCAACCACGACGATACCGTCGACGGTGTACTCCTTGCGTTCATGATCCAGTTGGAAGAGCACCTCTGATCCATCTCCGCGCTTAACGGAGATCTCAGCGAACTCACCAGCCGCACTATGGCCGATCCTCCGCACACCAATTGCGTGGTCGAAGGTCTGCTCCAAGTCTTCCGTCAGGTTCTCGCCTCCATAAACAAGAGATCCCTCGTTTCTAACAATCACCAACATCAGTTAAAGAACCCCAATATTTAAGGAACCACTTCGTAGCCCAGAGCCAAACAGCCAGCAGGTACCATCCAGAGTGCAAGCCGCCTACGTGGATCAACAAACAAGCAATCAGTAGTGTCATTCCATTTACCTGAGAAGGGGTGACATCAAGCCACCCCTCCCAATTTGTTATTCATTAGAACGGTGCGTCGTCCAGATCGTCTTGTGGTGGCGGTGCCTGACGCTGCACTGGTGCGTCAACAAGCTTCTTCTTCCACACGCGACCGGCAAAGAACTTGCCTTTTGCTCCATCGATAACGCGAGCTTCGATGTTCAGCTCTTCGCCGGTATCGAGAAGCATCCTTCCGCTGTAGATAGGAACGCCTTCAGGGTCCCAATCCTTCTCGCGATAGAACTTCTTGCGCTCCTCGATGCGCTCATCGCTGTCGCGAAAAAGAGAAAACGTATTTGGTTTTTGTTCGTAAGCCATCCTTGTGCCTTTCTTATGAGAGTTCTACTTTGCGCATACGATCAATGTGCGCAAGATAGAGATTGATTGCCTGTCGCACGACGCCTGCGATAGGCCGGTCTTCTTTAATGGACATCTCGCACAGTGCGCGATACATCACGTCGTCAATCGTTGTCTGAACCAGACGGTTCTGGTGGTCTTTTCTCGGTCGTCCCATGTCAATCCTCTATGCTTTTGACGATGTAGCTGATGACAGGATCTTTTCTGAAAGCTTCAATGGACTTACCCTTTGCAGCTAGCAGACTGTCAACGTCTACGGTTTTATAAATGGCGGCATGATCTACCGCCCCTTTCTTCTCTACCTTCAAGACCTTGATGCGGCCCGTCTGGAAGGAGCCGAACTCAGAGCCCAGTTCCTTTTTGAGAGCTTCGTATGCCTCCTTCAATGGAGCCATATCAGCCTCCTTCTCCTTGATCTGAAGAAATAGGTCAGACATCAACTCACTGCGCACGTTTGATACGACAGAGAGTTCCGTATCGAGATAAAGTTTTGCCTTGGATTCATCCGCGATTATCTCGAGGTACTTTTTGCGGAATGCTTCAAGCTTTGGAAAGTTGTCGGCGAACCAAGTTGTGTTCCGGTCTAGCCGTTCCAGCAGATACAAGTCCTCTCTGATGTAGCAGAAGAAGTCCATCCACTGGAGGTCGCACACCTCCATAACGTGCTGGCACTGCGCGTAATAACTTGGCTTTTCGTGTACGGAGTAGGGCGTCTTCGCCCAGTACGGACACTTGATCTCCAAGCCACCATCAAGACCGATCAGTCCATCAGGTGATGCGCCAAGCCAGTCGTAGTCATCGTGCTTGACGATGCCTGTCTGCGTAACTGCGACACCCGCCACAGACTCGTAGTAAGCCAAGGCCACAGGCTCCATCCGCTCGCCATGATTTGTGGCGGCGTTGCCAGTGAATTCCTTATCAGCTCCGAAGTGCTCACGAACCATATCGCGCATCACGTCTTCGGCTTTCTGAAATGGGTTCACTCCAAGGATACCGCCGACGCGACTCCCAGTGATGACGCCTACACGCGCCTTAAACCACTCGTCACTTCTCTGTTCCATCCATTAATTCCTTGGCTTGTAGTCTGGGAAGGAGATCCCGTTGATCTTTGCATGCCGCTTCAACGTGCCAGCCTTGCGGCCAAGCAGAGGAACGCACTCAACTATTGGCTTGCCGTTGCCTGAGTAGAGCTCGAGCAACTCAACGACCTGCTGCGTCTGCCTACTCACTTGACAGACAACACAGCTTTACGTGCGTCCTTGGTCTTCGTGACTTCCGCCAAGAGCACGTCATCATTGCGATTGCGTGCGTACTTGCTGGCCTTAGTGAACGCCGCCTTCAGATCATCGAGGGTTGCGGCATCAGTGACAGCCTTCAGTAGCTGAACCTTCTCGTCGACCAGACCAGTCTCTGGCGCAGGAGTAGTAGCAGGCTTCTGCTTGCTGGCGTCAGGAAGATCCTCACCAGCGTAGATGTAGAGGCCAAGACCAAAGAGTGACATCGCCTTTACAAGGCAACGCATCTTCGCGTCATTGATGTCGCGTGCGTTTGGGTTCTTGATGGCGTTGTTCTTGTAGTCCATCACCGGCAACCACATCGTGTGACTGACATCTTCAACAGTCAGAACACAACGAACCTCTGCCGTCCCATCCGGATAGCGGATAACGCCGTCGTTATTTAGATCACCGTTCTCTCCCGACTGGTTCTCAAAGTAGAACTCAGCATGCGGGTAGTGATCCATCAGCGTAGCCCACGCCCACGACCACGAGAGATACGAGAAGCCATTCTTCTTCTCGATGTTCTCATTGACGTTGATGGCTGAGAGAGTTTCCCAAACGGTCTTCGTCTTGGGAGTTGAAGCAGTCTCCATATACATTCCTTTCTGCGAACACGCATCGTCGTGTCGATGCACAACATAGAGACTATTTTTCCAGCGTCAATTCCTGTGTTTCGAAACATGTGGAAAAAGTTTCGAGGTGTGGCTTCGCTGCACCACACATAAAAAGCCGCGTAGAAAACTTCTGCACAGCGCATGTAGAACGCCAACACATTTCCTCTTGCGCAATTCGAAAAGCGGAAATATGTGCAGCATGTGACGGCTACCGTATCGCGACGGGAACCGACCAATGTTCGCTTGTGCGAAACCTCCAAATTTCGCATTGGTCCTGCCGTCACAGTTTTAAGCGAACAAACAAGTGCGGTGAAGGGCCGCAGAGAATGGAGGTTTTGAATGTCACATGAGCTGGGCGGGTACGTCCTAATTTACCGCCGTCTATTGGATCACTCGATCTTTCGCACTGATGCGGAGGCTATGGCCTTTGCGTGGATGGTGCTGCGAGCATCGTGGAGAGAGGTAGACGTGCGCTACAAAGATCGCCCCATAAAACTGCAGCGTGGGCAGCTTGCGATGTCAGTACGGGACATGGCTACACACCTAGAACGCAGCAAAGATTGGGCAACTCGCTTTCTCACACGTCTCGTTGACCGCGACATGGTGTGCGTCGATAGCGCGACAGGTGTCACCATCATTTCTATCAACAATTACAACGCTTTCCAGCTCGATCCTAAGGGGCAGAGCGACAGGACCGCGACAGCGGCGCGACAGGACCGCGACACCACCGCGACACAGAACAATAAAGGGAATAAAGAGAAAGAAGAGAATAAAGGGAATAGTAAGAAGGCTGACGCCTTCTCTCTGCCTGATTGGATTGATGCAGATGCATGGGCAGAGTGGGAAGAGCAGCGCAAGCAAATCAAGAAACCGCTGACTGATCAGGCAAGGAAGCTGGCTATCAATGTTCTACGTGGAGGCGTAGATGCAGGGTGGTCCGTTCGTCAGATCATTGACCACAACATCAATGGCGGTTGGACCGGCATGTTTGTGCCGAAGGGTAAGGCTAATGCTGCAGCCAGTCCAATGGCTGGACTGTCCTTCAAGCAAGCGCGGGAGAAACTAAACGACCTTCGCTACAAGAAAGAAATGCTGCTCGATAGGTGCAAGCAGGAGAAAGACAATCAAGAGCTGTGGGATTCGCTCAAAGTTATGAAGGCAGAGATTGCTGCGCTAGAGGAAGCAGTAAACGGTAAGAGCGAACGGAGCTACTGAAATGGATTTACGGGAATTATCGGAGCGCCTCAACGGCAACATGCTTCCAGCGCTACGGCACTTGCTGCCAGCGGGAATCGTTAATGGATCTGAGTACTGCGTCGGTGGGCTTGGTGGTGAGAAGGGGCAGTCACTGCGCATCCACATGACTGGCCCGAAGGCTGGCGTGTGGAGCGACTTCTCAACAGGTGAGAGTGGCGGCGACTTAGTCGACCTCTGGCGTGCGGTGCATAGCCTAAGTCTGATCGAGGCGATGGATGAGGTTCGCTCGTGGCTGGGTGTGGAGCGACCGTCGTTCGTCACGACGCAGAAGGAATACCAAGCGCCTGTCAGGCCAGAGCGGACACGCAAGGTCGAGGCGACTCCAATAGAGACCTCCCTGTTAGAAAAACGTGGCCTAACTTCTAACACGCTGAAGGCGTTTCGGATCGCTGTTGACGGTGACCGCATCCTGTTTCCCTTCATAGATCCACTTGGCGAAGCGCGGATGATTAAGTTCCGCGACATGAACGACAAGAAAAAGCAGGGGCCGACATCCGCAGGTCAGATGCCATGCCTCTTCGGCTGGCAAGCGGTTGATCCAAATGCTCGTGAGATATGGATCACTGAAGGTGAGTTCGACGCGATGGCTGCGTACCAGATGGGTGTGTCGGCGCTGTCTGTTCCATTCGGCGGAGGCAAGGGAGCAAAGCAGCAATGGATCGAGAACGAGTACGACAACCTCGAGCGATTTGAAACCATCGTGCTGGCTCTGGACATGGATGAAGAGGGCGAGCTCGCTGCTCGAGAGATTGCCGACAGGCTTGGCATTCACCGCTGCATCCGCGCATCGCTTCCGCATAAGGATCTGAACGAGTGCTTGTTAGCTGGTGTGGACATCAAAGCCATCCGCGATCTAGCCGCTGGCTACGACCCGCAAGAGCTGCGCTGTGCAACGGAGTATCGCGAGGACATCCTTCGTGAGCTGTACAACAATGACCAAGACAGCCGTGGCTTCCAGCCGTTGATCGAAGATCTTGAAGGTAATCTTCGGTTCCGCGATGCGGAGCTCGTGATCCTTAATGGTGTGAACGGACACGGCAAGTCACAGCTCGCTGGTCAGTTCGCGCTGGACGCAATGCTTCAGAGCAAGCGCGTGTGCATCGCCTCGATGGAAATGCCAGCACGTCGTTTGCTTACACGTCTGACCAGACAAGCGGCTGGTATAGCGACGGGAGATCCTACGCTGGCGTATGCCAACGCATGCATCGACTGGTATGCGCAGAAGCTTTGGCTGTTCGATCTTGTCGGTACAGCGAAGACAACGAAGATGCTTGAGGTCTTCCGTTATGCACGGAAAAAATACGGTATTGATGTTTTCTTCATAGACAACATGTCTAAATGTGGTATCGACGACGACGACTACAGTGCTCAGAAGAGGTTCATGGAGGAACTATGCGACTTCAAAAACACGACTGGAACCACAGTGTTCTTAGTCACGCACTCGCGGAAGGGCGAGAACGAGGAAACCCCAACCGGCAAGATGGATGTGAAGGGCTCTGGCTCTATTACCGACTTGGCGGACACCGTCCTCACGATCTGGCGAAACAAGAAGAAAGAGCGCGAGATATCGGAGCTCTCAGAATATGAGCCAGTCCCTCCTGAACTTTTGGCAGTACCAGACTCACGCCTTACCTGCAGCAAGCAGCGCAATGGTGAGTGGGAAGGCTATGTCGGAACCTACTGGGGCGGAAAGGCAATGCAGTTCATTGGAAAGCGCGGGGAGCAGCCGCGAAAGTATGTGCAATTTTCACAGCCACCAGTGCCAGTTGAAATGGAAGAGGAATTTATATGAGCGACCAAGACAATGTGATCCGTTTTCCCAAAGGTGGGCCGGATGTTACCTACGAAACGATACCGCCTGCAGTAATTTTAACCGCAGCGCTTGAGCAGTCGGAGTCGTTCGACACGCTGATGCTCGTCGGCTGGAAAAAGAATGGTGGCCTATTCATGGCGTCGACTGAGGCCTACATCCCAGACATCGTATCGACACTAGAGATCGCAAAGATGGAACACATCCGCATGATGGTCGGCGAAGATGACTGAAGAGAACTTCGCTCAGGCCATCCGCGAGGTAGCCGTCATGTTGAGGGATGCGGAGTATCGCGTCCTAAAGACAGAGGCTGACGTTAAGCGGGTCATTGCTAAGGCAATGCTCGAGGGTGAAATGAACGGCAACAAGAGTGCAGCCGCACAAGCGCGGTACGCAGACGAAAGTGATGCGGTCTATGCAGCGCGACTCGACCACGGTGTAGCTAAGGGCGACCTTGCCTATGCCAAGGCGGAGCTGAAGGCGAGAGAGATTGCCTTTGAATACTGGAGAACAAAGGCAGCAACGCTGCGCTTAGAACGAAAGGCATACAACACATGAATAATCCATTCACCGACAGGAATAAATCCGAAGAGGCGCTGCTTATTTACGCCTCTGTAGTGACGGCACTGTCTCGCACTATCTTCGACATCAACAAAGCCGCTGGCTGGTGGACGGATCTCAAGACGGGTCAGTCTACCCATGAAACACGCAATGTGGGCGAGGTGCTGATGCTCATCGTCAGCGAAGTCGCAGAGGCGATGGAGGCTGACCGCAAGGGATTGATGGACGACAAGCTTCCTCATCGCTCAGGACTCGAGGTTGAGCTCGCTGATGCGGTGATCCGGATCTTCGATCTAGCGGGAGCAAAGGGCTTCGACATTGGTGAAGCCATCATGGAGAAGATCCTCTACAACATGAGCCGCGAAGATCACAAGGTTGAGAACCGCATGCGGGATGGTGGCAAGAAGTACTGAGGATGAAGGGACGGACGCCGACACCCGCAGAGCGGAGATGGATGGATGCGGTCGGCCAGCTTGGCTGTGTTGCGTGCAAGAAGATCGGCTTTCATCAGCCAGAGATCTCAATCCATCACATAGATGGGCGCACGAAAACCGGCGCTCACTTCAAGACGATTCCGCTTTGCTACCTGCATCACCAAGGTGGTGACGGCAAGGGTGATTTCGTGTCGGTCCACCCTTGGAAGCGCAGGTTCGAAGAGATGTTTGGAACACAAGAGGAGTTACTGGCTGAGTGCCAGCTCCTAGTTAGGGAGAACGACAATGGATGAGCAGGAATACATGCGCAAGATGCAGGAAAACGAGCGCTTATATATGTACGGAGATCTGAATGAAGGCTGGACTTGGTGGGAAGCCAACAGTCTCGCGTTGATGCCGCATGGACGGGTCGAAGTGTGGACTCGTGGTGGCGATACGTTAGAGAACGAGGCCGACAATCTAGACTGGCGACACAACGGACTCCCAACCGACATTCTTACTTGGCGTTACGTTCAAGAGAAGCCAACCGTTTACTGGACAGCTTGGAAGGGCGCGAAGAAGCATGAGCCGCGACCGTCAGGTATGGTCGATGTTGTTGTGCGTGGTGGTCAAGCGCTGATGGAGAGGGATGCGGCTAAGCTTTTCTGGAAGCACTCCGGTAAAGATGGCGACATCGTTTTCTGGCGGCATGCCCAAGAGATTGATGACGACACGTTCCCGATAATTATCCCCGAAAGATCTGCGTACAACACCCAGCCGGTAATAAAACCAAACAAAACCCAGAAGCCAACGAACCCGAAAGACGCTGTCGGAATAAAGAAAGCTCCCATGTCCACCGTATCAGCAGCAGTACTAGCTGAGGTAGGAGTAGGGATGCTCGAAGGCGCACTGAAGTACGGTCGCCACAACTATCGCGGTGTAGGCGTAAGGGCATCTGTCTATTACGACGCAACGATCCGTCACCTGTTCAGTTGGTGGGAGGGTGAAGACATCGATCCGGACTCTCAGCTCAGCCATGTGACTAAAGCGATCTGCTCGCTGGTCGTGCTGCGTGACGCGATGATCCAAGGCAAGTGTGAGGATGATCGTCCACCGCGCAGCGTCAACTTCTATGAGCAGCTCAACGAATTGGCGGCGAAGAACGTCGAGATCCACGGCGACAAGAACCCGCACCACTACACGATCAAGGATGAAGGGATTTGATATGAGCGTTTACTTTGACATCTTCTCTAATTGGGAGGACGTGCAGCGCAATTTTGACATGAGCGAGCCTGAGCCAGAGGTTCTATTCGCCGCGTATGAATACGAGAACTACAGTGGAGAAGCTCTCGTGCTTTTCAAGCGCGACGGCGATCTATGGATGGTGGAGGCGGGTCACTGCTCTTGCTACGGCCTCGAAGAAATGTGGGATCCAGAGGAATCATCGCCAGAGGTTGTGCGACGCATAGTCGAGTCGGCAAATGGCGATTGGGCTTGGCAAGACGATCTCAAAGTGCGTCACAAGGACGCGCTTCGAAAGGTCTGTGATCTGTTGGAGTCGGGGTCATGAAACAGCACAAGATGGACAGCCTCATGGAGGCTGTGACCAACACAACGGTGGGGTTCTTTATCTCGCTGATCACTTGGTACTTCGTCGCGACGGCAATGGATATCCCCGTCACATGGACACAGAACCTGATCATCACCGGAATATTCACGGTGGTCTCTGTAGCTAGGGGCTACATCCTGCGCAGGGTCTTCGATGGCCGGACGATCTGGCAGGAAATCAAATACACGTTTGCAAGGGGGTAACTATGGGAAAGATGTCGAGAACCAAGGGCGCAGTGTACGAGCGCGAGCTGGTCAATCAGGCCAAGGAGTATGGCTTGTTTGCTCAGCGCGTTCCCCTGTCTGGCGCAACTACCTATGCCAAGGGTGACGTGGAGATCACGCCGTCATTCAGTGACAAGCCTTGGGTGTTTGAAGCCAAGCGCAGAAAAGAATTACCGGCTTGGATGCTGGAGGCGTTGGGTGAGAACGCTGGCCTGATCCTGCGTGCGGACAATGAGAAGTCAGTTGCAGTCATTCCGCTGAAGACGCTGCTCGAGCTCATGCAGTGAAGAAGATCGGACCGAAGGCGCAGCGCCTGAAGTCGATGGTCTGGGCAGAGCAAGCAGCAAGGGGAGATACACATGAAGAAAGAATGCAGTGGATCGAGCGCAATGTGCCGGAAAACTTCCGCGCTCTGGTCAGAGATCACATGGTGGGTTGTCTTGCGGAGAGAATATTTGCGATACCAACTAAGGAAGGTCGGAGAGCGGCTATCGACGACATACCGCTTGATGCTGATCCTTGCTGGTCGCGTTCACTAGTTGAGTGCTTAGTGTTATCCCTTTGGAAACAGCAGAGAAAGATGGTCAGTTGATATATGAGAACGAAACAACACTAGCTAATGAGCGAGCCGTCATCACTGTGCTGGCGGATAAGTGGGGGGTGGAGGTTGCAAAGCTTCCTCGCCGCTACTCAGCAGACTTTGCGCTGCTGCGGGGGAAGGAGATCATGTCTTGGGCAGAGCTCAAGTCGCGGGGGAATCCGATACACACGTACCCCACCTATCAAGTCTCGCTGCACAAATACATGAACCTGCTGTCGCTATCTCGAGACACGGGCATCAGATCGATGCTGATCGTGGAGTGGCAGGACTGCGTTGGTTATATCAATGTCCCAGCCCCCATCAATATCGTGTTCGGTGGAACAACCAAGCGCGGGGACTGGGAGGATAAGGAACCTATGATTGAGGTTCCGATATCAGAGTTTAAGATCATTCATAGAAAATGAAGCGAGAGACTCGACCTGCTCCCTGTAGGTCGGGTCTTCTGCCATCACGACTTCGATCCTGCGCAGGCCACTCAGAACAGTAGAGTGATCACGCTTTAAGTAGCGACCGATCTGCGTCAGTGACATACCCCGATCTCGATAGACCTTGTACAGCGCCATGCGGGGGCGCGTCATCTCAACAAAACGATTGTCGCCAATCAGATCCCTGTCGCGGATATCCCATATCCGAAGGGCTTCAGCTTTAATTTCACCTAAAAACATACTTACATCCTTGTATTGGAGGGGCCGAAGCCCCTCACTGTTGTTATAAAGACTGTGCGTCAACGATCTCGCAGGTGTTACCAACGCATGCAAGTTCGCGTGTGCCAGTCACTGTGTCGATACCCTTCTCGTAGAAGGCAAGGCCAGACCAATCGATCTCTTTTGGCATAGCAGCGAGCCGTTGCTCGTACTCAGCCTTGCTGATCGTCTCGTAAGGCATCTGCGTGTATGAGCTGTCGCCCTCGAAGTGAGGCAGGAACGACAGGCCGCAGATGTCATCGAAGTGATCGAACACCCAACCGCCAACGCTAGGCCACTCTGGTTCCTTAACGCTGATGGTGCAGGACACTGCATGCTCTGACCAATGCGTGTTGTAGGTGCGGACAAGCTCGAGATGCTGCAATGCAGTCACGTCATCGCGAGTGGTAGTACCATCACCAAGCTTTACAGGAAACGCAAAGACCGTCATGCCTTGTGGCTTGGATGCGTGTGGCTCGTTAGGAATGCCAGCGTCACCCATGAAGGCGGTGATTGGATCCTTGTTATCACCAGTGACGCGCCGGATGTAGTACTGGGCATGACCTTGGTGGATTCCGCTTGGGCTGTTCACCAACTGCGACACAGTGCCGGACGGCTTAACCGTAGTGACGGCGACAGATGGGTTGATGCCAATGTCGTGCGCCTCGAGACGGTTTGCCTTGATGGCGGACGCCTTCAGCTTCTCAAGCGCCGTGCCAAGACGATCAAGACCGTTGTCACCACGCATCAGTGCGTTGTCATAGATTCCGGTGAGGGACACGCCAAGCAGACGCTCTTCCTCTGCGTTACGCCGCCACTCTGGCTCGATGAAGTTGAAGCGGGTGAGGGTGGACTGCCATGTGCCAAGGATCGACGCAAGGCGCACCTTTTCCTTGAGGTCACCAAGGCTATCGTTCTCACGCACCACTGCCTCAGTCAAGTTGCAGAAGCCGCGAGGGCGAAGCACGATCTCACCACATGGGTTAGTGCCGAAGTCATAGCGATGGTCACGACGACCAAGGCGCAGTATCTTATTGATGGCTCCCTCACGATTGAAGATGCCACGCTCACCAGACCGAGAGCGGTACAATGCAGACCATTCGTCCATGAACTGACCGACCTCTGGCTTCTCAGTGTAAGAGGCTGAGTTGTTTGCCAAGGCGAGGTATGGCTTCTCGATCCACCAGTTGCCAGACTTGGCATCGCGCATGCGCTGGTCGGACAGATTCGAAAGGCTGATCTCAGCGGAGCGGCGGACACCACCAACCACAACGATCTCACCGATCTTGCAGACGATCTCGTGAACCTCGAGACTGTTCAGCTTCCGGCCAGCGGCATTGCGCATGGTGCGGATTGTGAATTCGAACAGGTCGCGCAAAGGATCAGGGCCAGACGCACGTCCGCCAAATACCTTGAGGCGCTCACCTGCCGGACGAATCTGGCTGTAGTCCACATTAGGAATAGTGCCAGCGAATAGGCAGGTCAGTAGCGTGTGGTACGCCTCAGCCCAACCGATCTTGCTATCACCGACAATGATGTCGAATGCGGTGCGGTCGAAGTGCTCAGGCACGACTGGCAGCTTGCTAATCTCTTGCCGCTCGACAGAGAAGCCAACGCCTGTGCCGCACATAAGCACGTAGAGCGCCTCAGCGAATGCCTTGGGCCGATCTATGGGCAAGTAGCTGCAGTTGTAGCCAGCCACGCTCTCACGGCGCAGCGCCTCTCCTGCGGTCATCAAAGCACGCATGGAAGGCATGACGGCGAGGCTTAGGACAGCGTCCTCGAGCTCACTGCGCAGACCAGCAGAAACCTTGTGTCCATTGTGGGTCTCAAGCTCTTCCTCGAAGAAGTCGAAGTAGCGAGACACGGTTTCGTCCCAGTGTTCACGACGGCCTTTCTCATCAATGAAACGGGCGTAGCGGGACTTGTGAATGTAGGATTGGTAGTCAGTTGGTAGTTGCATTGTAATCTCCATTACATAGGTGGAACCTCCAGCCATACGGCTAAAGCAGCGGTGCTTCAACTAATGTCTAAGCATCAGTCGAAAAAATTAGTTGTGTGTTTTGAGCGTGTTGCGGCTGTTATTTTTCTGTTCGCCGCAGAGCGAAAAATTCTACGTTGCTAGACATTCACACCTTACTTTATGTCCGATCCCCGTTCCTCAAAGGTGTTTGATACTTCCGCTGTCTAGCCGTCGATCCCGCCGTAGTTGTCGAGATTGAAAGGAGTTGAGGTGGGGTATTTCTAAAATCTAATTTCGTCTGGAGTCCATTCGTAAATGTCCCAGCCGAAGTTGTCCATCAGGAACTGGCGTAGGGTCACTGGTCCCAATCCTTATCGTTTTTGAACATCCGGTCTATGGCCCAATCTATTATGCGGCGGATCATTGGCCTTTCTCCTGTAACGCACGGACGATCTCAATAGCCCTTGCTGACGATATGTCCTTATAATCATTCCATGCGCCACAACCGCACTCGTCTTCCCCAAATGCGAAGCAATCACATAGCTTAGCGCCATCCTCCAGCGCCTTGGCCGCTGCTTCAACGCCAGCGTCATATCCTGCTTGCCATTCGGCTGCTGGGTCTATTAAGTCCGCATCCTGTGCAATCAGTCTGTCCATTGCTTCTGTTCGGTCAGCCATCGTTCTTTTCCCTTATCTCAAAGCCACGGGCGTCCAGTGCGGCGCGGATTTCTTCCGCATACTCTTCCGGCGTCCATTCGCCGCCTAACCACTCCACAATATCGACCAGTGGGTCAGGCTTGGCAGCGGCTTCAACGCCAGCGGCAAAAGCAGCGCGTTCTTCAGCCACCTTTGCAACGCGCTCGAAACTTTCACTTAATGCAAGTTTGTGGAATTTGTCGTCAGTCATTTGCTTTGCTCCAATGCTTTGAGTGCCTTTGCTTCTGCCAGATCAAGGGCAGGCCACGGATATATCCGTCCGCTATCCCGCCGCACAGCTTGAGCGAAACCTTTCTCACTGCAAACTGCATGAAGCAAGTCCGCCAAAGCCTCACGCAGCGCATCGTGTTGCACAATCGGATGTGTGCAGCCATCGTAATAGCCACGGTCGAACTGCGCCTCTGCTTCGACCCGCAGCCGTTCGATCTCTGCCGCTTGGGTTTCGCAGTTGGGGCAGTGTTGGGTCTTAATCATTTGTTCTTCTCCTCTGAGAGCTTGTTGCGGGACTTCTCATATGCACGTAGCTGCTCACTATTGAGCTTCAACAAATGCTGTTCAGGCATTGGCGGCACATACTTGGCTAGTAGCTTGAGGTAGTCGCTCATACTGCACCTATGGCAACGGCGTAATCCCACTCAGCATCGTCTGGTAGAGGGAAGCGGGTCATGAACTGCTCATCCTCGCGGGTCAGCTCCTCTATGGTTCCCTGTGGCTCTTCGTCGAAGGCAATCATTGCCTCCAGCAATTGGATCAGTAGTTCGTCATGAACCTGTGGCTGCTGGCTGTAGGGCAGAGACGCATGGGCTGCTCTGATCTCGTTCGCCGCCTCCAATGATTTGATGGCGGATGCTACGTGGTCATTCAATGTCACAGTCTTTCCCCCTGTGCTGTTTTTCCGTTCCTCAGCAAACGTCCGCCCCGTTGCACTGCGTAGGGGCCAGACACTGTCCGAAGAGATGCGCAACTTGCTTTTGCGCGGTGCTTTGCTGGTAATCATTAGGCTTCCTTTCCTGCTGCTTCAATTACGAAATCGACTGCTTTAGATGCAGCCGCTGCTGCTGATACGAATTCCTTCTTGTGATCTGACAGCGCCTTCATCCATCCGTTGAGGTACTGGGCGTGATCTGGGCGAGGCGAGGAACTGATCTCGAGGTGAGCGCACAGCAGTGCGGCTCCGATCTCAGCGACCAGCTCTTCCCGTGCGTAGCTTTCGTCACCGAAGCGCGACTTGGTGAGGCGATCCAGACGTGACGTGTGACCCGTCCAGTGCGTCAGCTCATGCGACAGTGTGCTGTAGTAGCTCTCAGTCGCGGTGCTTGTCGGCGTGTCTTCAAAGACATCCTTGCTTGGCATGCTGATGAAGTCGTTCATGGGGTTGTAGTACGCACGACCAGTTGGCGTGTGATGTACATCCGCGGGGATTTGGCGGAAAAAATCCTCAGCAGCCGCGATATCTTCTGCACCTGTACCATTATCTGTACAGGTCAACAGACGCTCAGCAAAGTCACCCTCTACCTGAGCCACGTTGAATGCATAGTACTGACGAAGGAAAGGGATGGTTACCTTCTGGCCCTTGTCATCTTCCTTCTCGATAAACTGCCAGAAAATGATGGGAGTGGACTTCTCACCCTTGCGGACTTTGCAGCCTTGCTCGTTCCACTGCTTGAAGGTTCCCCAAGCAGACGTTTCGTATGGTGACCACAACAGCATGAGGTGGTTGATGCCACGGTATGGCTTCTTGCTTATGATGTTGTGTGGCTGGAGGGCTTTGCCCTTGCGAGCGAACGGGTTGATCCAGTTCGCGCCATGTGTCTCCATCATCTCGAGCACCTTGTTGGTGACCGTCTCGTAAACGTCCTGTTTCATAATCGAATCCTTTCTATAAATGCTCCTAGTGACGCTGGTTTTATGCGTCAAGCATATAAATACATTAACGGTTGGTACGCACGATGTGAGCCACCGTGGCATCTAGTCCCGTCTCTAGTTTGTAGTCGCCGACAGCGTTCCATCTCGCGAGGGCTGCGCTGTTGGCTTTGACGTGGCGGACAGCGCTCTTGCCATCCGCCATCAGGATCACGCGCCACTGCATAGGCTGGCTGTCCTTTGGACACGTATCTTTATCCTGTCATTTGGGTAGTAAGCGCCATGCACTTGCTCAAAGGCCTCGCGAAATATGTGAAACATATCGCTCAACTGGTCATAGTCCAACAGGTCTCCCCTGCCAGTCATTTCCTCGATGGCGGCCTTTGACGATGGGGTGAGATTTGCATCGCCATTATCATCGTCCAGACTTATCTTTATGTACCTCCTCATTTGGCTTTTCCTATCGCATTGTTGATTGTTGCGTTTATCTGCGCCAAGGCTTCGTCTTCCTCGCCCTCATGGTTGCAGACCTCAAGATGATCCCTAGCCAATTCCAATGCGGCCAATAGATCAGCCTGCGTCTCTTCGAAGTATTGCTCTTGACTGCTAGCTACAGCATTCAGGACTTCGTGAATGCCGTATTTGCCAATCAGGCCAACAAGCTCCACATAATCGTCATCTTCCATATTCATTCTCCTTTGCCTGTCTCATCAGTGACGGGAGGCAACCCCGCCAGACGCCCGAAGGCGTTTCGACTGCTAGCCAATGATCCCTTGATCGATCAGCGACTGAGCTGTGCGGCCAAACCAACCTTGGAGGCGGTAGGCAAGGCCAGTGTCATGCAGGTACTGCCAAGCTTCGACGGTGCGGTCATAGTCCGCATCTTCGACGCCTTCACAGATCATGACGGCGGTGTAGTCATCCAGTTTTTCTTCGGTCATTTACTTTCTCCTTGCTGAATTCATCCTCGCTGCGGCTCCGAAGAACCGCAGTCTGGGGAAGTCAGTCGGGGTACAGCTCCCAGCAGATGCTGTGGCATGCATCGTTGTCACTGTGATCCGCGATCAGCTCACTGCCGTCCTCAGCGTTGCCGTAGACCAGCCAGATCGATCCAGCCCGTTCGCCGTCCTTGTAAAGGCGGATGATGTCCTCACCAGTGGTTGCGAGGGCTGGGAGGATTTCTTTGCGGTCAGTGCTCAGGGTAACGGTCCACTCTTCGCCGTCATTGATGCTGACCATGTACCCGCGCTCGAGGACGATGCGGACTAGACGTTTTACTACTGCGGCCTCGCCCTTGGTGGCGAAGCGCTCAAGATCGGTAACTTGTGACATTGGTACTCTCCCTTAAAAGATTGGTTCGATCCGCTCGCATGCGGGGAAGTCGCTTTCGTACTTAGCGAACAGCGGAACATCTGCGTTCTTGCAGCCGTAGCCAATGTAGCGGGGCTGGACGATGATGAGGCTGGCAATGATCAGTACGACCAAGCCAGCGACAAATGATTTAAATGCTTCCTTCATGTTGATCTCCATTCGACCAGTCTCATCAGTGGCAGGCGGTCAGTCCGTACCAGACCCCCGAAGGGGTTTCGACTATGCGACTTGCTTGCGCAGGTCATACTCGAGATCGCGGACAACGCCGTCGATCTTGTGCTTGAACCATTTGTTGCGTGTCTCACCGCGCCCCACGTTCGTGTGTAGGCCTATGTGCTGGCGCAGCTCCTCGAGAGTGATCGAGCGGTAACCAGCGGCCTCCCAGTGCATGGGGCCAGTGTTGAGCCTGTCGAGCAGGTTCATGCGGATGTAGAACTCATCGACTGTTTTCTCACTGATGTCGCCGATATCGACGGCCAGCGTGTACCAGATCAACGTGTTGGTGACGGGGGCGAGGCAGCGGTTGTCGCCCTCACCTGTGAAGCAGACTTCCTTGTTGTTCTCGATCTTCGAGACATCCCAATTCAAAGACATAAACATTCCTTTCGTATTTGGCACTAGCGCCATCCTCGCGGCGGATCGCTCCGCCGTCTGGTGGTGTTAGTGTTCATATGAGCGTTCGCCGTCGGCGTTTTCCCAGCAGATATCGATACGCAGATCATCGACTTCTTCGTCGGTGTAGTTGGCGTGTATCCAAGCGTAGGCTGCATGCACGTTCTTGGCGGTGTGAACATCCTGTTCGCCGACATATCCGGCTTGCTCGACAACGATCCAGCGGGTTGGTGTCCAGCGGGTTGGTGCAATAGTCACTTAGTTTTCCTTCCATGTTTGGCACTAGCGCCATCCTCGCGGCGGATCGCTCCGCCGTCTGGTGGTGTTAGGCTTGCCACTCACGCTCCCATCCATATTCGCGGAAGCTCTTAAAGCGGCTGTAGTAGTTGCGCTGTATCCAGTGATAGCGCCACTTGGCCTGTCCTTTGGTGAGGCCAGTCCAGCGCTGTTCGGGCTCATCGTTGCCGTAGCGAACGAAGGCGGCGTAGGTGCTGAGATATGCCATGTTTTTCTCCTTTGCTGAATTCATCCTCGCGGCGGAGCAACCCGCCGTCCGGTAAAGTCAGTAGTTGAAGCCAGCGGCGTGCGCCTGATTGAGATGGAAGACGGCCCACTTTTCAATGTTGGCCTCGATCAGCTCAACGAACCGATCCTCGATCCAGTTGACCCTTGCGTCCGTTGTTTTGAGCTCAAGCGGATCAATGATGTTGTCCACTACCCACAGCCATTTATCCATCTGATCGTCGTAGGTCAGAGCGTTTTCGAGCGTGATGTAAGGCACTACAGCGTCTTGGAATGTTTGTTGGTTAGTCATGTACTTTCTCCTTGCTAAAATCACCAGACGGCAGCGGACTGCGGTGTGATGATCCTAGCGGGGACAGAAGCCCCCGTAGGTCTCATGCGTTTCACGATGTCAAAGAACGGAGACGGTGGGAGCCTCGCGGCGGCAGTGTCTCGATGTCCTAGTTAATAGACGAGGGTTATTTGATGCGTCAACCCACATTCGTACATAAAAATGCATTTACTCGATGCATCGTCCATAAAGTATTGAAAAAGTTTCGATAAAACTTTGTTTGCACTCGCGTACAACGTCACTCGATGATATGGAGATGGCAGTGATTAACCAGTGAGACCTGTTGTGGATTTGCCAGCCATTGACCACCGCCTTGGGCGGATCGAAGACGAGATGAGATCCATTGCAGATGCGTTGAAGCTTCTGTCGCGGGTGGATGAACGGCTGAACGGACATAGGGACACTATCGACGATCACGAAGGGCGGCTGCGTGCGCTCGAGAAGACAGCGACTAACCAATCTGGTGCGATCAAGATGGCTGAGCGCTTCATCTGGTTAGCGGTGACAGTGGGCTTGGCCCTTATCAACTTCGCCTAAAATTTCGGCGGAAAAATCCAAGGGGCCGCGATCCCGTCATCTGTTGATCATGTAGGCGATAGAAGGTAAAGGGGAGAGATAGACCCCGCTGGCCTCTCGATGTGAAAAGCCTGATCGACTGAGTAGTGAAGCACACTAGCGGGGTCACTGTGTTGGTGTAGCTTAGCTGGCCTAAAGCAGCGGTCTCCAAAACCGCGAGCGCAGGTTCGAATCCTGCCACCTTCGCCATCCCCAAAAATTCGGCGGAAAAACAAAAGGGGCCAGCGATGCCGACCCCCTGTTATCTCCCAGTAGTAGGGGAGAGACTAAGACATAGCCTTCATGACTCTCATAGCGTCCTTCATGGTGGTGAACGTCTCGATGAACCGGACTCCGTCTTCAGTCACTTCGTAAGCTTTCCAGATCGATCCACGCTTGTGTTCGTAAACCCAGCGCCCCAGCTCAAAAGACTTCTCGTTGATATCGACAAGGTACAGATTGGATGAGACCTTATCGATGATCGGGTCGTTTCGCGTGTACATGTTCATGCCTCCTTTGTGTAGTGAACGAGCCGCCAATAATCAGGGGAGATGAAGGCGTCAAGCCATCCCCAAAAAATCGGCGGAAAAACCCAGAGGGCGGCGATCCCGTACTGTTCTTTCCAATAGAGGGGTAAGACTGTATAGGGAGAGACAGCAGACAGACTGCAATGAGGATCAAGAGAATGACTAAAGAGAAAGAGCTCAGCCCAGAGGGTAAGGCACGGATCATGGCTAGCCAGAACCCTGACTACATCACGCCAAAGCAACAGGCGTTTATCCACGCCTACATCGCCAATGGTGGCAACGGATCGCAAGCAGCCA